CTATTACGGCCGTATCAAGAACGGCACGCTCAACATTGACGTCATCCCGTTCGTCTATTTCGCGACCGGCAAGCGCAAGGGTCGCACCTTCCGCTTTCTTCCGCCGATGCGTGACAGTGCCGACCTGTCGAAGACGCTTTATCAGAACGAAAGCAACCTCGAATTCACCAAGCTGTTGACGGCGTTCCCCATGCTCGCCGCCAACGGCATTGCGCCGGAGCTTGAGGCTGACGGGAAGTCGGTCAAACCGATCAAGGTCGGGCCGGGCCGCATCCTATACAGCCGCCCCGGCGCGAATGGTGAGGCTCCGGGGTCGTGGCAGTATATCGAGCCGTCCGCGACGTCGCTCAAGTTCCTCGCCGACGAAATCAAGTCAACGCAACAGGAATTGCGCGAGCTTGGTCGTCAGCCGCTCACGGCGCAATCTGGTAACCTGACCGTCATTTCGAGCGCATACGCCGCGACCAAGGGTCGGTCGGCCGTCGCTAAATGGGCGCTCGGTCTAAAGAACACCCTCGAAAACGCGATGGTGATCACGCTCAAATATGAGAGCGCCGAAAAGACCTATGACCCGCAAGTTCACGTTCACCTAGAGTTTGACGACTTCGCCCAAGACGACGGATGGGACGCGATCAAGGGTATGCGCGACGGCGGCGACCTGTCAGCCGAAACGCAGTATGAGGAAGCGCAACGTCGCGGCATCCTCTCGGAAGACTTCGACGTCGAACGGGAGCGCAAGCGTCTGCTGGCGGAAGGGCCGCGAGACGACGTTGACGATGGTATCGACGACAGCGACAAAGACTTGCAAGACCCGCCCGTCAAGGCGTAGTCTGTAGCCCCAATTTCGAGCGAGGATTTATGACCCGACACCTGACATTCAAAGCGGCGCTGTTGACCGCCGCAACCGCGCTGGTCGCATTCGAGAATAAGGCCGGATGGAAGCGCGACGCCGACGGAAAGCTTGTCACCGACGACAACGGCGACCCGATCTATGTCAACGGCGAGGGCAAGGATGCGCCGTTCCCGGCGACCCGCATCGCGTCGCTCAACGGTGAAGCCCGCACCAACCGGGAGCGTGCCGAGACGGCCGAAGCCGCGTTGAAGCCGTTCGAAGGTCTCGACCCCGTCAAGGCGAAAGCCGCGATTGCCGTCGCCGCCGACGTCGAAGCCGGGAAGATGATCGAGACCGGCAAGCTTGACGCTCTCAAGGCGCAACTTGAGGGCCAATATACGTCGCAGATCGAGGCGCTGACGACGGAGAACGGCGGGCTCAAGGAAACGAACACGGGTCTGGTCCGTCAGAACGCGTTCAACTCGTCGAAGTTCATCGCCGACCGCGTGGCGATGCCGAAAGATTTCTTCCTCGCCGCCATCGACAAGCAGTTCAAGGTCAACGACGCCGGTCAGATGGTCGGTTACGACAAAGACGGGAAAGAAATCTACAGCAAGAGCGATTTCGGCAAGCTGGCGTCAGTCGATGAAGCCCTTGAAGTCATCGTCGAAGCGCACCCGCAACGCGACGTCATCCTGAAAGCCAAGGTCGGCAACGGCTCGGGTTCGGACGGCGGCGGCGGCGGTTCGGGCGGTAGCAGCGTCATGAAGCGCGACGCCTTCAACGCCCTGTCGCCGCAAGAGCAATCGCAGGTCGGCGGCAAGATCGGCAAAGGCGAGATGAAGCTGGTCGACTGACCGTCACTGACACTCCGGCAACTATTGGCCCCGTCGTTAACGCGACGGGGCTTTTTGTTGTTGACGTTGTTTCGAAATCATCCGATGACAGTCGTCGCCGGTCGGTTGGATGACCTGACGGTGAATTGGGTCGGAGACCCGCCAAACTAAAACCCCTCCCAATTTTAGGTGACCCATGAGCAAACAAGTTCTCATGGCGCATGGCGGTCTCGCGCGTATCATCGCGACCGGTCAAGCGCCCGCTATCAATCACTCCGTCTATCACGCGAACACCCTGACGAACCTCGTCGGCGACCTCTACGCCGGTCTTGACGTCGTGTCGCGCGAACTGGTCGGCTTCATTCCGTCGGCGACCCGCAACGTCGCCGCTGAACGCGCCGCCGTCGGCCAAGCCGTCGTCTGGTCCGTGACGTCGCAACAAAGCGCCCGTGACGTCGTCCCGGCGATGGCGATCCCGGAACCGCGTGACCGCGTCGTTCTGCCGCGTGAACTGAAAATCACCAAGTCGAAAACCGTCGAATTCGGCTGGACCGGTGAAGAACAAGTCTCGCTCAACAACGCCGGTCCCGGCGTGCTGACGGTGCAAGGCGACTGGTTCGCCCAAGCCCTGCGGACGCTGACGAACGAAATCGAGCTTGACGGCGCTATCGAAGCCAACCTGAACGCCTCGCGGGCCACCGGCACCGCCGGGGTTACTCCGTTCGCGACCACCCTTGGCGACACCGCCCAACTGCGGAAAATCCTCGCCGACAACGGCGCGCCCATGTCGGAAATGTCGGTCGTTCTCGACACGACCGCCGGGGCGAACCTGCGGACCCTCGCCCAACTGACCAAGGCGAACGAAGCGGGCACGACCATGACGCTTCGCGACGGCGAACTGCTGAACCTTCATGGTTTCAGCATCAAGGAAAGCGCCGGGGTCGTCGCCTTCACCAAAGGCACCGCCGCCGGGGCCACCACGACCGCCATCGGCCATCCCATCGGATCGGTGTCGATCAACCTCGCCGCCGCCGGAACCGGCATCGTCAAGGCCGGTGACACCGTCACGTTCGCGGGCGACCCGAACAAGTACAACGTCATCGTCGGCGACGCTGACGTTTCGAATGGTGGCATGATCACCCTTGCTGCTCCGGGTCTGCGTCAAGCTATCCCGGCCGCCGCGACCGCGATCACCGTCGGCGCGTCCTACATCGGCAACGTCGGGTTCACTCGTTCGGCGCTGCATCTGGTCGCGCGTCCGCCCGCCCTGCCGCAAGGCGGTGACGCGGCCGTTGACAGCATGTTCCTGACCGATCCCCGGTCGGGCATGGTGTACGAAGTTCGGCTGTATGCCGGATATCGCAAAATGATGGCCGAGGTCGGTTGCGCTTGGGGCTGGCGCGCCGCCAAGGAAGAACACATCGCCCGCCTGCTCGGGTAACCGAACCGGTAGTTGATGCGTTCAGGCCGGGCGGGGGAAACCTTGCCCGGCCTTTTCTTTGCCAGCCGGTCAGGCTACCTTTCCGACGCACTACAGCCCCGAAAGGAAACGACTATGAATGACCACCTGCGAGTTCCGACCGTCATCGTTGACACGGACAACGGTCCCGTGACGATCAACGAAGAAGACTTCGACGCGAAGACCATGAAAATCCACAAGCCGACGAAGGCGGAACAAAAGATCGAGGAACAGGGCGGTCAATCCGCCGCTGACCTAAACGCCGCCATCGCCGCGAACACCGCCGCTGACGCCGCCTCTGTCGCCCCCGTGACGACTGAAAGCAGCTTGGCCGGTGCTTCGGCTCCCGAGCCTGCCGTCATCCCCGAGGGCGCAACGAACCTGACGACGACCGGTCACCCGACCGCCGCCGTCGAGACCTCGCCGCCCCGTCAGTTCGCCACCCGCAAGGAAGGTCAGAAAATTGTCGTCTTCGACCTCGCCGACGGCAAGCCGGTGACTGACACTGTCGGCATCGACCCGAAGGGCTACAAGAACGAGGGCGAGGCGTGGGCGGCCATTACCGCCATCGCGGTTAAACCCCTCGTCCCGCCTGTCACGCCCGCTCCGGCCGCCCCTGCGGCTGCTGGCGACGGCGAGTAGGCCACACCAAGGGCCGCCGGGCGACTGGCGGCCCATCTTTCATCAGAGGGCGGCGTCATGCAGCATTACGGCGACGAGACGGGATATCGGGCGTATCACACGGCGCGCGGTCGGGACGTCGAAAACGACGAAGGAACGGCGATCCTGTCGTCACTAATCGTCGCGTCCGATTGGATCGACGGAACATATCGGTCAATGTGGCCCGGAACGAAGGTCGGCGGGCGCGAGCAAATCCGCGACTGGCCGCGTTATGGCGTCGTCGATATCAACGGCCAGCCCGTGCCGTCAGACGTGCCGCCGGTCGAAGTTGACAACGCGACGTATGAGGCGGCTTATCGCGAGATCGCGAACCCCGGTTCGCTGTCAATGGATTACACGCCGAGCAAATATAAGCGCGTGTCTATCGACGGTGCGCTGTCAGTCGATTTCGCGGGCTTCAACAGCGCCGCCGACATGCAGACGCAATACACCGTCATCGACCAAATTCTTTACCCGATCCTCGGGACGTCGGCCACGTCGAATTCGAAGCTTTCCGGCGAAGTGCGTCGCGCATGAAAAACCCCCGGCAAATGAATGCCGGGGGTTCCGCACAACAGCCGTTGTCGGGGGGAGGCGGGCTGTTATTGCTTCCGCCAGACGCGAACGGTCGCGCCGTCGGGATCGGTCTTCGGATCGACTTCGGCCGACACGTAGAACTTGCTGTGGGTCGTCACCGGCTTGTTGTCGGCGCCGAGGGTGGTGGTGGCGTGCTTTTTGTTCTGGCCGGAGACCGAGACGCGAACTTGGTCCTTGGTCTTGTTCTTCACGCCGAAGGAAGCGCCGACTTCGGTCAGGCTGTCGAACGGATATTGGCTGTTCGAGCCGCGACCGGTCAGGGAGGCGAAATCGGGGATCGGAACGGCGTTCGAAACGGCCGTGATTTCCGGGGCGACGCGCGGGGCGGCGACGGCGGCGGCGGTCGGGCTGGCAGCGGGGGCGACGCCCGGACCCTTGTCGGCGGCGAAGGTGGCAAAAGCAGCAAGGCCGGTCGCGGCCATCAGTTGACTACGCATTGGGGTTTGTTCCTCGGTGGTTGAAAAGCGATGAAACAGGTTATGCCGGTCGTCAGACGGTCGGTCAATAGGGGTCACGAAACAAAATGTCGATTTATGATGATGCACAAAAGATCGCGACGGACGTTCTCGGGAAATTCAACCAAGGCGGCCTGACATATGTCAAGGTCACGCCGGGCGCTGGACCGGCCGCAAACCCCGGCCCGCCGACGGAGCAACGCTTTACGCTGATCGGTGTTTCGCGCGGCGTTCAGTTCCGTTTCATCGACGGAACCCTGATCACGGCCGCCGACTTTCAATGTACGATCCCCGTCGATACGCGGTTCGTTCCCGACGATAAGGGTTTTATTGAAACGGCGGACGGCGCTCGATACAAAGTCAGGGCGGCGCACAAAATCCCGCCGACCGGCGTCACGGTCTCGCACCGCCTCATTTACGGACGATAGCCTATGACCCCGCGTCAGGAACTAGACCAACTCGCCGACAAGATGACGCCGGTTATTCGTGACGCGTTCCTCGCCGCGATTGGTGAAATCCGCGACGACGTCATTCTAAAGGATTTGGTCAAGGCGATCACGGCGGGGGATTACGACGAGGCGTTTCGCACGCTCGGGTTCTCGGAAGCCGCAATGCGTCCGATGATCGCCGCTATCACCGCTGAATTCGAACAGGCGGGAAACCTGACGTTCGCGATGTTCCCGAAGCACGCGTTGAGCGCCGCGACGGGCGTCCGTGTCAGGCTGCGGTTCAACGTGCGTGACCCGGCGGCGGAACGGTGGATTGCTGAACACTCGTCGCGGCTGATCACGTCGATCACCGAAGACGCCCGGATCATCACCCGCGATAAGATACTCGTCGGGATGCAGGAAGGGCGGAACCCGCTGAACGTGGCGCTGGACCTCGTCGGCCGTTACGACATGACCGAGAAGCGCCGGGTCGGCGGGGCAATCGGTCTGACGCCCGGTCAAGAGGGATGGGTCGCCAACGTCAGGCGCGATCTTATCGCGTTGGATGAACGGTATTTCACCCGTGATCTTCGTGACCATCGCTTCGACAGCATCGTCAGACAGGCAATCGACAGCGACAAGCCGTTGAAGGCGGCCGACGTTGACAGGATCGTTGACCGCTACCGTGACCGGGCTTTGAAGTATCGCGGGAACACCATCGGCCGCGTCGAAGCCCTGCAAGCCCTGAACGCGGGCGAGTATCTCC